AGTTATCGGTGCATCAGCAGCGACAACAGCAAATGGAAGCGCAGGCCAAACAGGTACGCAATCAAGAGCAAGCACATATTCTTGAGACACGCATCCCAGATTTCGCTGACCCCAAGAAGCGTGAAGTGTTGCGCAAGCAGGTCATCGATGCGGGTGTGAATATCTACGGCATTCCTATGGCGGAATTAAACGCTGTCGATAGTGCGGCCTATGTTGAGGTTCTACACGACGCAATGAGGTATCGTCAGATGAAAGACGCCCGCAACAGCGCAGAACAGAACCGCCAACCCGGAAAGGCCCCACTAAAACCGGGTGCTAAAGTTTCGGGTCGGACATCGCAGGCGAAGAAGGCAAAGGCTGCAAAGCAACGGATGAACCAAACGGGCGACGTAGATAGCGTCGCTGCATTTCTGTTGTCTAAATAAAGGAGCCTGAACAATGGCTGTTAAAGCGAATACCAACGAGACATATAATGTCACGACCATCCGTGAAGACTTGCAAGAGGCGCTGATTTCCATCAGCCCGACTGAATGTCCCTTCATGTCTGCAATCGGCACAAAGTCTGCCGACAACACCTACTTCGAGTGGGCGGAAGTTGACCTTGCTGATCCAGATACAGCAAACCGCGTAATCGAAGGCGAAAGCGCACCCGGCACGGACGCAGCTACAAACGCTGTTCGACTTGCGAACTACACGCAGATTTCGGACAAAATCGTTACCGTGTCTGACACAAACAACCGTGTGAATGGTGTTGCGAATGCGCAAACGACTGCAAAGCAGATCGCCTACAAGCTGAAGGAACTGAAGCGCGACATGGAAAGCATGTTGTGCGCAAACGTCGCTGCTGCGGCTGGTTCTTCTGGTGTTGCACGTTCAACTGCTGGTTTGGGCGCTTTCTTGAAGACCAACACCGACCGTGGCGCAACTGCGACCGAGCCGACACTTTCAGGCACAACTGCAGGCTATCCAAACGCGGCGGCTGGCGATGGCACGCTAAGGGCCATTACTGAGGCGCTTCTAAAGGGTGTTATCGCTGATTGCTGGACTGCAGGCGCAGACCCATCAATCGTGCTTTGTGGCGCGGCTGTTAAGCAGAAGATTTCGACCACCTTCACGGGTATCTCGACTGCTTACCGTCAGGACACTGCGAAGAAAGTCACTGCTGCAATCGACGTGTACGTTTCCGACTTCGGTGAACTGCAGATTGTCCCTAGCCGCTGGGTTGCTTCGCGTGATGTGTTCGTTTTGGACCCGTCCACGATGTCAGTTGCTTATCTGCAAAAGACTACGCAGAAGCCACTAGCCCGCACAGGCCATGCTGAAAACCGCATGATTTCTGTCGAGTACGGGCTTCAGGTGGATAGCGAGAAGGCCAATGGTATTTTGGCTGACGTAGATGCTTCACTTTAAGCTAATCTAAGCGGGGGCGGCTTCGGTCGCCCCTTTCTTCGCATTTGGGGACACGACATGAAAATCAAAATCACATCCGCTATCGGTATCTGGGTGGGGCGTCACCGCACCAAGCTGGCAGACATCGTGGACACCGACAAAGCGACGGCAGACAGCCTGATCGAGCGCGGCCTTGCTGAAGCGGTGAAGGCCCCAGCCAAGAAAGCGAAATCAAAATGAAGTTCGACGATTGGGGCATCAAGGAAACTGCCGTCGAAGAAGATGGCAAGCTGACCATACACAAATCTCAAGACGTTCAGTCGCTGCTCGACCGCAATAAAGCTGAAGCTGACGTTGCATCCAAGAGTTTTGGCGACGCCGGGTTCAGAAAAGTGGGGTCAATCCCAATGGTTCTAGCTGAAAATTGGGCCAAAGAATGTGGCTGCGCTGTCGGCACGGCTGGGTTTGCGGCGCACGTCAAGAAAAAACTCATGGACGGCGACTACGCAAAACTTTTAGTTCACGGCTACTAGATGTCAGAGCAGCTTTCCGATGAGGAACTGGCCGCGATACGCACGCTGATTGTCGCTGACGCTAGGCGGCAGTGGGTCGTGTCCTCGCTGGCTGGCGGGGCAAGGTGGATCACCGCCATCCTTGCCGCTTGGCTGATATTCAAGGAGGCAATCCCGTGGGTAAAGTAAGAACGGAAATCGTTTATTTTGTTCTGGCTGCTGTGTTCCTTTTCATCAGCATTCCCCTGCTTCCGTCCAGCCTGCTGCTGAAGCCTCAAAGCATCGCCGTAGACGCCGAAAACATCACTTTCGTTCGAAAGGTCACGCTGCCCGTCAATGCACATTGGTCGGTTGAATTTGAGCGGATGTCGCCACCCCCACCGATCCGCAGGGTGGACTGCGACCAGAATGGTGACGCATATTTTGAGCGGCGTAACGGCAGGGCTGTCACGTTTGCCCACAAGTGCGACTTTAACGGCAAGGTCGCGGCAGAGTGGGAAGTGCGGATGTGTTGGGAAGTTTCCGTTGCGGTGCTACACATGCGGCCTGTCTGCATGACAAAGATGTTCTTTCCTCATGCATCTGAACTAGGCGAACAACTGGACGCTATCCAGCTAGAGTTGAACGCACTGAAGGGGGCGCGACAATGAACAAAGCGGGTTTGGACCTAGTAAAAGAATTTGAGGGGCTGCGGCTGACGGCGTACCGCTGCCCAGCTGGGGTGTGGACAATCGGCCACGGAATAACCACCCGCGCTGGCGTCGGCCTCAAGGTCACGCAGGGCATGACGATCACAAAGTCAGAGGCTGAGTGGTATCTGGACAAGGCCCTCAAGATATTCGAGGCCAAGATCGACCCGCTTATCACGCGCCCTATCAATGAAAACGAACTGTCAGCATTCGTTAGTTTGGCCTACAATATCGGTCCGGGGGCGTTCAAACGCTCAAGCGCACTGCGCCACTTCAATGCGGGCGACAAGCCGCGCGCCGCCAAGTCCATCTTGCTCTGGAACAAGGCAACGGTGAACGGCAAGCGCGTCAAGCTGGCTGGTCTGGTGCGTCGGCGTGAAGCGGAGCGCAAGCTGTTCCTAAAGCCCGTCATTAAAGGCACGCCAGCGTATCTTGGTGGAAAGCAGAAAGCGCCTCCCAAGTCATTGTGGGAAGTTTTTTTGTCGCTTTTCGAGGGCGGTCAGAAATGGCCTCATCAATAAAGGAGAACGAAAATGTTTAAGTTAGTACCCGATTGGCGCGACTTCTGGCGCTGGTATAGCGTTTGGCTGTCGGCCCTAGTCGCAGCAATCCCTGTGGTGTGGGTTCAGCTACCGCCCGACATCAAAGCATTCATTCCTGCTGGCGCAGAGCCGTACATCATGGGCGGGATGTTTGTCGTGATGGTTCTGGGTCGGATCAAGGACCAGCCATGACCAGCCTTATCACAGTGCTGGTTTCCGCCGTCGCCACCATCGCCGCCTTCTGGTACGCGATTTGGTCGGGCGTAAAGCGCGGTCGCAAGGAAGCAGAAAACGAAGCAAGGAACGCTGACAATGAGGCTGCTAATGATATACGCCGTCGCGCTGATGCTGCTGGTCGGATGCCAAATGATCCCGACGCAGGGTTCAGAGACTGAACAGGCGTTGTGCCGCGCTTGGGGCGATAGCTTGCCAAGCAGATCACGACAAGACACGGCCCAAACCATCGAAGAAGTGGGCCGCGCCATTGCTGTGCATGAAGCCGTCTGCAATTAGCAGGTGGGCGCTTCCATCAACGCATCGCCCTTGCCGCCTGTGAGGGCGTCGGGATCAGATAGGGTCGGGCAGTTTGCGGTGGGCTGTTCATCATCCAGCGATTGCCACAGGATGATTGCGCCAATGCCTAGCAAGAGCAGGATAGCGGCTGCATCGCCGCCGCCGCCCACTTCAATCTCTGGGATTGGGGTCAGTTCTTGATAGGTTGCATGGGCGGGCGATGTGATTAGTGCCGCGACGGCGGTTGCTGCAAATAAATTTCTCATGGTGTTTCCTTTTCTTGGGGTTGGTCGTTGTCGTTCATGCCCATATGCGCGGGCAATTCTGCCAAGGTTTTTGCTGCGAGGGCGGCCTCTAGTTCAGCAATGCGGGCTTGGGCGGCACCAATCCAAGCGTGTGCCTCTCGCAGATTGTTGATGCGGGTTTCTGGTGCGTCACTCATCGCGTTGTTCCTTTAGGGCTTGTAGGGCGGCAAGGATTATCGCCGTTGCGGGGATGTCTGCTTTCGCAGAGTAGGGCGCACAAAACGGATCGCCGTAGTCGGTAGTATGCCAAATGGCTGCACCTCGCTTTGTGATGGTATATTCCCAATCCGGCAGCACAGCGGCCAAGAATTTCAGCGCGGCGTCGGTGGAGCCGGATGAGGCTTTGCAGAGGTATAGCTCTGATGCATCAACCTCTTGCTCGTGGCGGATAGCCTCGCATGGCGTTCCTAACTGCTTATCAAGCAGGTTGGACAGTTTGCCTATTTGCTCTGCCTGCTGGTCAATGCGGGTTTGCAGGGCTTCGATGTGGTCATGCACAGGCGTCCCTGCGTATTCCCCGCATTGTGTGCATGTCCATGTCTTTTCTGGTGCGTCAGTCATGGCCTCTTCTCCAATGCTTTGCGGGCGAGTTTACCCTCTGCGTTGTCGCTGCATCCGATAAAGCTCAAGACGTGTTCCAGTTCAGAAATGCGTGCTTCTCGCTGGCTGACTTTAGTCGCTATCGCAAAAACGAACTCCTCGTACTCTTTGATAACAAGGGCTATGATGGCGTCTGCTTTACGGTCGGCGCGACAGCAAAGGTCTGGCGAAAGTAGCCCGATAATCTTATCTCGCAGGTCAGTCATGCTTTTTCTCCAATGCTGCGCGGGCGGTTTGCGCATTCGTGCATCGCGTCTATGGCAACGGAAACAAGTGTCTCCGCCAGTGTCGAGCCTTTTGGCGTGTTTGATATAAGCCAATCCATGAACTCCTCGCCCCCCATTTCGTAAACGGATTTATGCACCGACCCTACGATTATATTATTCGCTTGGAAGATGCGGGATGCCGCATACCTGTATTCCGCTAAGTCTTGTGTTCTTTTTCGGCCTC